TTCAAATTACTATGCGCTCGTATACTTGAGCTGTCATCAGATGACCGCAGAAATGCGGTGGTGGGCTTCGGATTATTTAGAGGGGCAATGTTGTGGAAACTAAACCTCTTTCTGAAACCTGCTCTTTTGCTGATGACTGCGCCTTTTGTCCAGTTAACACAGCCCTTCAAGCCTACGCATGCAGTGCATGGATTACTCAAACTTACAATGATAACTCCCTTAACAATTCTTCTAAAAACCCTGACCACCTTGACGTAATTAATCTCGTTGATTACATGTCAATCGAAGATAAATTCTGTCAGTGGCACAACACAGCGTACCCACAGGACTTGCGTTTTTTTTCACCAAATGTAAATAGTGCTGTTTTACCCTTTATAAATACACGATGAAATAAGTTTTACCTATTTGCATTGCTTTTACGTATTAAGATGCTATAATTAGTCCATAGATAACAAAATGGATTAGCACATGGATACGTTGAATCGCGCACAAATCTGGAAAACTCTCAGCAACATTGATGTAACTCCCCTCTGCACTGAAACCGAAATGATCGGCAAAGAGACGATCCACTATTTACCGTGGATGGCGGCTCACGAAATCATGATGGATCAGTTTCCTGAGTACACATGGGAATTTTCTGAAGATCCCCAAGGCAGAGAAGTGCATTACTTTGATGACGGCTCTGCGGAAGTCCGTTGTCGAATGACCATCGGTACTCACACCAATATCACGTATTTACCAGTTCATCGGCATGGCGTAGCGATCCCTGCACCCAGCGCAATGGACATTAACACAGCCAAGCAACGCGCTAGAGTGAAAGCGTTAGGTGAGTTTGGTTTAGGTTATCAGATGTGGCTTGCAAAGCCCGATACTTCCCCTGAATTAAGAGAAGATGCTGAAGACAAGGTCACTGAAGATGACTTGGTTGCTCAGTGCTGGCTTGCCGCAAGAGATAAAATTGCCGAGGCAACCAATGTTAGCGCCGGTAAAAAGCATTTTAGCCGGTACAAAAAAGGTTTAGAAAATCGTGGCTTGGTTGACTCCAACGAAAATCGCTGGAAGGAAGTGTGCAAAGCAAAAGGCTGGAGGGCTGAGAAGTGAGCCTTGCTGTTCAGGGGTCACCTGAGTGGCATCGTCGAAGAGCCGGAAAAATCAAAGCCTCTGTGTGTGCCGCACTCGAAGGCAAACATCCCTATATGAAGCCTCAAGATCTTGTTCGTCAGGAAGTGAGAGCATTAGCCGGTGCAGAATCTGAGTTTATTATGGTTCCTGCCGTGGCTCACGGTCAAATGATGGAAGATGTAGCGAGAGTTTTTCTTGAAAAGCTACAGGACTACCGTGTTGAAGAGACCGGCTTGGTTGTTCACCCAAAATACGATTTCATTGCCGCTTCCCCCGATGGTCTGGTGGGGCTAGATGGCTGTGTAGAAATTAAGTGTCCCTACCCTAAGTATACTAAAGAACCCTATTCGATTTTCAGCCCGAAACGAAGCATGTACTTAATGCAAGTCTACATGCAGATGGAGGTGTTGGATGTGGACTGGTGTGATTTTATTTGTTATCTCGCGCCGAATGAAACGCACGAGCCGCAATACACGTTAGAGCGGGTTGAGCGCAAAGAAGACTTTCTGACTGAAAAGCTGTCTCGAAAGTATTTACCGCAACCTGAGAAAGGCACTATTTCGCGGCTTGATCTTTATCAAGCATGGCACAGGCACATTCAGTCTCAGCATGATCATGAAGACACTCGCCAAGAACATGTAAAAACGGTAGTTAAAGATGATTTTGAGACGATTACTACGGATGATGACCTAAACCACCTATCTCAAGTTCAAAGCCGAATTAACAACATTAAAAGCCGGATTATCGATGAGTTAGACGCTATCGATGTGCTATCCAAGACCTCTGAACAACTGAAAAAAATAATCGCGGAAAAATACGAAGGTTCAGTCAGTAATGGGTCAACGCTAATTAAGATTATTAACAAAACCCCGCCAATTGATTACCGACAAGCTTTTGAGTTTTTGGGTGGTGAAGAGGCAGTGTTAGAAAAAGACGAGCAGTTGGATTCGTTTCGGCGAACCACAGGCTCACGACAAATTTCAATTCAACATGGAGATATCCAATGAGTAACTTTGAAGTGCAAGCCGGAAATGGTCGGCTGTATAAATTAACCCCTGAAAAGAAGCAGAAAGAGTTAGACCGATTAAAAGTGTTGCGCGAAGACAAAGCTCAAGCATGGGCTACCGATGACAAGGCTCATGACTACGATGGCTTTTTGCAGATCGGTCAGAACTTTATCAACTGGTTGCAGGAAGGCTTGAACCAATCAGGCAATGATCTGATGCGAATGAACTGGAAAGGGAAAGTGGTTAAGACCGATAACGGTGCTGTGCTTCAAGTGAGAGATGCTTGGATTGGCAACGGCATGATGGATTTAAAGCAATTTACTGAGTCAGGCGCGAATGTGTCTAGCAGTCAAGCGCAGTCCAAGCCGCAAGCGCCGGTTGAAATGTTCGATGAAGAAGATGACCTCCCCTTTTAATAACCAACTAAAGGAAATGCAATGTCACTCAGAATTACACGAAGCGTGGATTCTATTTTGTACGGTGGTGAAGATTTAGATCCTGACAACCTTGAAGGCACGTTTGAGCATCGCCTTTGGGTTCGACGAGTCAGAGACCATCGAGGCAAGCAAGACGCGCTGGTAAATGTGACATCTAAAGAGGGGATTAGCGAGCATATTTTACTCGCTGGAGAGGAAGGGATCTGGTTAAAGGATGACACCAACGTGAACATGGTTGGCGTTCAACAGTACTGGATGAAATCAAAACCATATTGTGACGAGTGCGGACGCGGTGATGTTGTGCCTGAACGCATGGTTCCACAAGCACGATTGGCGGTGTCAGCACCGCGCAAATACCAACTAATACGCCATGATGCGAGGAAGAAAAAATGAGTGAGCCACAAACTTTAATTATTGATGGGCAGTCTTATGATGCCGATTCTGTTAATCAGCAATGTCGAGAGATGTTAGTTGCTGTCCAAACTGGAAATCAGGCAGTTGCCCTAGCCTCTGCGCTGATAGAGGTTGCCAAAGTTGGCATTGATTCCACCTTCTCCAATGCGAAAAAGCTGTTACCAGAACCGCTTGCTGTTGAGGGTGAGGTTGAAGACGAGGAACCAACACACTAAATCCCCTAAGCCAAGGCGAACTCCTCAGCGCCTAGATAGCTGGACTAGCTCACCAGTGGCGGCAACGAGCTACTTATTTATACAGCTACAAGGATATGTATTATGTTAAACACAATTAAAAAAATAATTGCCAAAGAAACGTCTTTTGAAATCCCTTGGTCTACGACCCTTCAAACCATCGATGGTGAGCGCGTCTGTCTGGTATCAAATGTTCAAGCCAGTGATGATTACCCGATTGTTTGTTTGATTGACTACGGCACTGAAGTGGGCTGTGACAGCTACACACTTGAGGGTGAATATGATGTAGGCGTTGCCTCTGGCAATAATTTGATGCCGATCCCAAAATAACCCCCCCTGCCGAGAAGCGATTTTTTGCGCTATACTAAAAGGGCTTCTGGGTAGAAAGTCAGACATGGAGAATGATTATGACTTTTGAAGAAGCAGTAAAAGAGTATTTGAGCGAACCCTGTAAGAGCGGCAACCCCAAAAACGAGGTTGCAGTTGGGTGTTTGAGATGGATGGCAAGAAAAGTGCCTTCGGGGTTGAGAAACCCTGAGACAGGAAAGGTGCAACGATACACGAAGAAGAGCGCGTTAAAGCACCCTGAGTTCAAAGTATTATTTGATTCAACCTCAGGGCGTTTTGCGGGTCGGCAGATGGCATCGATCAGGAAGATAGATGTTACTAATATGAGAAAGTCCCTGCTTAATGATAAGGGGTTATCTGCTGATGGGGTGAACAATTACCTCAAATATCTTCGTGCCGCGATACATTATGCGGAGGAGGAGCTTGAGATTGAGTTTGATCTTAAGCCCAAGATCAAGGCGCTCAAAGGTAAGATTAGGCAACGGTATTTCTCACCGGCTGAAGCAAGGGCATTTATGAAGTATTTAGACCCTCTTCGTGCTGATATGGTTGAAATCGCGTTACACATTGGACAGCGCAATGCCAACATTCGGCTGATGCGTTGGGACTGGCTGGATAAGCGTCACGAGGTTCTGTCCATTCCCGCGAGTGAGACCAAGACTGGCGAGCCGCTAGAGTGCTATCTTAATGCCGATGCAAGAAAGGTGATTAGTCGGCGTTGGGAGTTGTGTTGTGAGATGGCGGCAAAGCATCCGTTGCAGTGCAAGTTGGACTATGTTTTTACCCAGTCTACGCCGCAACATTTAGGGAAGCCGATGGCGAAGGGATCGATGTGCAGGGGTCGTTGGAAAACGGCGTTAGCCAAGGCGGGATTGCCCAGCGATGTGGTGTTTCATTCTTGCCGTCACACCTTTGCTAGTTGGCTGTTAAGTGAGGGAACACTGCCGAAGGAGTTAATGGATGTCGGTGGTTGGAAATCGGTGGCGAGCATGGATGGCTACATGCATTTAGTTCGCGGACGCAAACAAGAGGTATCTGCGCGAATTGAGGGCAGGTTGTTGCGGTAAGATCAGGTGCATTACACTGATTAAAACCGCGAGTGTTAAAATGAAAAAAGCCAAGTTCACTTACACGTTAGTGTAATAGACTTGGCAAAACCCATAACTTGTTGATTTATATAGGAAAAAAGGGTTTGGTCGGGACGGCAGGATTTGAACCTGCGACCACTACACCCCCAGTGTTATGATATTCGTTTCCTTATAAATCAATGACTTACGAAACTTTCTGCCCAGAAGTTGTTTCGCAAGTGCATTACACTAAAGGTAATTTATGAAGAAATTAAAGGAAAAAATCAAAGAAACTAACAAGCTAGCTGATGATTTAATTAAAGATGCTAAGACATCAAATTCATCGCTTTATGAGTGGCTAGAAATTGACTTTAAAACAGTGCCTTTAAAGAACGGTCACTGCCTTCTTATCCTACTTGGTTGCATCCTGCTGTACATCCTATAGATGCATAACTGAGATAACCTTTTATCATTACTCAAGACGCTAAACGAGCAGTATAATAGCGCCTCTTTCGTTAACCCCCCCATTATTTCTAAAGGCTTTGATATGGTCGTTGTGTGTATTTGTGTCGTTTTTGGACTGCTCTGTGTAGCTAAACAAGATTTACTTTAAGGGGTTACTGAGGTAATCCAGCCCCTGCCATAACTCTTCAACTTCTCTTTTCAAAGAAGATAACTTTCCGTTCACATCTCCGATTGATTTTGTAATCACTTCAGCTTGAGCGACAGTACCTTTCATGGCCTCGATATCCTTTTCCAGATCGTTGACATTGTCATCAATTAACAGCAACTTATCTTGCTGGTCGATGATCGTTTGTAGGTTCACTCCTAGCGTTGCTAGTTTACCTTGTAACTGCGATACATCGTTATCTGATAGTTCTTGTTTAATTAAATCAATTTCGCTCAGAAGTGCTTGCTTGTCGGTTAAAATGCGTTCCTCTAAAGGCGTAATGTCTGGAATTGATCTTGATTCTACGGACTCCAATCTGGAATAAAGACTGCTTGCTGTCCACACACCGCCTCCTAGTGTTGTTGCAAGGCTAAACAAAATTGCAATATAAACACCCTTAAATGATGTGCCTCCAATCTTTAATTCAGTCTCTTCTAGGCTCACGTTTCATCACCTTCATCACAATCAACTTGATACATAAAGCAATTAAATCCTAAAGCCGTTGGGCCAGTGTTGTAGAACAAACTTTCGTAACCAGTGTTAAGAATGTCAGTTTCGGAGGCGTAAATATCTAAACCGAAATCACCCTGCCCATTTAGGTAAATACTGCTGACTGTCTCGCTTGAAGCCCACGCTAATTCAACAGCTTGGTTAGAGGCGCTGTAACTAAGCGCGTTATCTTCTACGCGAGTGTTGTTGTCCATTGCACCCTGATCTAAAAATGCTACAGCTTCTGGATTCCCTGCTACAGCCAAGAAAGCACCAGCGGCATTGGCGTGGTTCTCAATATCGTCAAGGCTTTGGTTGTAGGTATCAGCATCCTCTTGAGAAACTGACATATCATTCTGGGCTATATAATTTTGGACTTCTGCTTGGTCATCTGGAGTCTCAGCGGTTTCAGCGCGTTCTGCTACTTCCTGTACCTCCAGCATACCCACAACGACAGCAGTAAAATCTCCGATAGCATCTTCCATTGCGTCGAGTTCGCTTTGTGCTTGCTCGTTCAGATAATCTTCGGCTGAACCGTATGGCAAATAATTAACCATTCCAGATAAAGCGGAGTTGTAAGCAGTGACTTGTTCGTCAGAAATGTAATAGTTTCCTGACAGTTGACCGCTTGAAATACCCATGCCTGTTTGAGATGCGTGGTGTGCGCCACCAACAAACATAATCCCCTTATCTATCTGATCAACGATTGCGCTAGAGGTTTCTATTAAAGTGTCAAGTTCACTTGATACTACTGCGGAATTTGTCAGAAACAGACCCGCTATCATCGCCATCTTGTACTTGCTCTTCATTTTCGTCTGCCCCTATTTGTAATATTGAGTTGTACCACTTCTGTGTGTCGTTATACCTTGGCGTTGGTGGCTTTTTAGACCAAGTCGCTGAAACCCTCATTCTGACTTCACCATAGTCAGGGATGTGAAGTTCAGGGTTCATTTTCATCATCTGAAACGCTCTACGGCCCACGATCAAACGACCACCAGACAGTAAGGGACAAGGTGTGGCTGACATAAAAAGACTTCTCCAGACCTTGTTGTCTTCGCACATTCTTGCTATCGCCGCAACCTTCATCCCTAAATCACTAAGTACCTTGGCATCCCGCCTACGGTTGCAGTCAGAATCCTTTTCATACGACCCATTTGTGTAACCAACCAACCCTGTTTGAATGGATGTCCCACTTCCTTGCAAGCACGTTTCCATTCCGTTTGACATGTAAGAGGGGGCAATTGCACTCCCTACTGGCATATCAGAAGATGACCCTGCTCCGTTATAAGTATTGCTTACTGACTCATCTTTGCTGTTGTTATTACTGCTTACTGTTGATCCAACAGTGTTTGTATTGAGAGACCCATCCTGAACATTATCGGAGTTTGTATCACCCATAGGTTCTGTTTCTTGACCTGTACAAACAGAGCAAACAGCAAACAATAAGAAACATAATAAAACTATATCTCGCATTACATCTCTCGGCTAAGTAGCTCCTGAATTAACTTCCAACGCTCTTCAAACTCTCTGCCTTTTGCTTCGCCAAACAAAAGGTCTGACTTCTTGATGGTGTTCTTAAGGGTGCTGTCTGACATAGCCCAAGCTTCATAGTCTCCCTTAACAAGAGATCTTGCATCTTTCCTAGTAACGCCGTTAGACCGTAAAACCATCATCAGTTCGGTATCAGTTAAGCCTGAGGATCTTGCCGCTGACACTAGCTTTATCATGCGCTCAAAGCCTTCTCTTCTTGCGCGAGAGGCTCTTTCAAATGCATTGATTAGATCTCCATTAGATACTTCGTTAGGGTCTCTAAACGTAGATGTGAGGAGCGAGGTTGCATCTCTTTTATCTTGATTAAACTCGTATGCCTTAAAGTGCAAACTAACCTTAGGGTCGAAGGTAGTCGATCTGAATCCAACTAACGCCAGCATCTCATCGCGCATTTCGTATTTTTTACCTGACTTGCTGACTTCCCCGAAAAAAGCCTTACTTATTCTATTGGCATTTTGAAGCGCAGAAGGAGCCATATTTTTAATCATGAACCCAGTCATATCTACAGTAATATTAGACGCAGTATCTGCGGGGTTATATATTCTTCCGCCCGAATCTTTTTCATTTATCATTAGGTTGAAAACAGTACCCGCTGAAATATCCTTACCAAAGAATGGTGATAGCATTTCTTGAGCAGATTGAGCTAAAGCATCATCTAAAGGCTGATCTCTTAGTAGCGCATTGATAGGTCTCTTCCAGTAAGCGTATGGGTCAAGATAAGTCAGGTCTACATACTCTAAGTCACCTTTCTCGTCTCGACCTGTAACGACTATATTTGAGTTTCTAGACCATTCAGGACTCATAAGGCGAATAGCCTCTTCCTCCTCTTCCGAAACATCCCATGCCGCAAATGCCGCCGCTTGGATGGCGTATATACCGCCACTGACCAAAGCCATACCGGCAAGCCTACGGTGAGCAGAAGCCCTCATATCTGGGTCTGCCATGTCCTGCTTTAGGTACTTGAACATGTTGAAACTAGTTCTAATAATCTCCGCAGGGAAAGACACAAATGTTCCAGCTAAAGGAAATCTCCTTAACTGTTGCATTGCTCTACCAATTAAACTGTAGGTAGGATAGGTGTTGCGTATTCTTTCTGCGGCAATAGGTGCGGCGTCTTCATAGCTAAGACCTTTAGCCTCCATGAGCATATCCATCTCATTCATGAATCCTACAATTTTCCAGAAGTCATCACCGTACTGATAAAACTTTGTGAAAAAACTTGCTACTTTTTGTGCGTTTGACTTTGCTTTATCAACCTTGCCCTTTGCCAAATCAGAACCAATAAGCGAGTTCTCTAGCGCATCAACGCCTGAATCTTCCATAGCCTTTATCATCTCTCCAGCTATCGGAGTATCATAAACAACACTTAGCCTTTTAAGCTCTCTAAGAAAGGCTGTCGCATCACCCTCTTTAGAGTTAAAGTAAGATTTAAAGACTTCTATGGATTTTAATGTTTTGCTCCAATCAAAGTGACCGTTAGCTACTGTAAAGAATCCAGCAGACATAAAGTTTCTGGCAATAGTTGTAGGGGCAATAACTGTTTTGCCGTACTTAACTATAGAGTTAAGGGCAACAAGGTTGCGATACATGCCATCTAGGGATTTGAGTCCGTTAGCCTCGGCAAAGCCCTGCTTTAATTCTGGCGTAACGTAATAGCCATTCAAGGGAGCCATAACACTAGACTGTTCAGCCGCTAATTGCACATAGGCATCTGAGGGCGCGGTCTCCGCCGTAAATAGGAATACACCTTCTCCTTTTGCTTTTACGTCCTCCAAGAACTTATGATTAAAGACAAGTCGGCTTAGTTTTGTCGCTGTTTTAACAAAGTTAATTCTAGGTTCTTTGTATTCACCTAATAAAGCAAGTATCTCTGGAGCAATCGTGTTGTTCTTTTTCTTTAGAATAGATAGATCTTTTGCTCCAAGCTTAGAGTTAACAATGAAAGAACCAATGCCATCAAAGGCAGTGCCTTCTTTAAGTATAGTGTTAATTACCCTCTCAACATTGGTCGCACCGTTTTCAGCTAAGTACTCTTTAGCATCATTCAGTACGTCATCCGGTACGCTTTTTGCCCAATTAGGATCATCAAAAGCCCTGTAGGATCTATTTAGATACTTACCAAGGTTAGACTTAAAGGTACTTAAGAGGCTTTGCTTTGCTTCTATTTCTTTAGTTTGTGTTTTACTATCTAGAGCATCAAGCTGTGATTGGATGACTGTTGAGTAATCCGCTGAGTACTTGTCAATATACCGTCTCATCCGACCAATTACTTCTTTGACTGCCTTAGGGATATCAAGAGACTCCAGTTGCTCGACAGGAACTTGCAATGCGTCATTTAAAAGAGACTCTGGAACATCAGTTCCCTCAGGGTATGCCTCTTTAATTGCCTCATCGTAGGCGGCAATGTGCATTCTAATATCTATTTCGACAGCACCAAGTTCACCGTCTCTTTTGATCTTAGACTCAAACACCTCATCGTTTAATAATCCTTGAGGTGCTAGGTTTCGCCTAAAAGTTCTTGATGCCCAGTCAGTAGCTTTATCAATAAAAGATTTCTCTTCTCTGATTCTCGCGTTCTGAGCGGCATTAGCCTCTTCAGGGGTTAGGTTAGGGGCTGTTTCTTGTCTTGGGGGTGAGCTTAGGAAATCCTCGTCTTGGACTGAGCGTAACCCGCCCATGAACTTAGCATCGCCATCGGAAAATTGTTTCTTTACTTTCCATAATGCGGCAGAGCTAATGTTTTCGTCACCGTCAGAATTAATAACTTTAGTATTAATATTTGCCGTGTATTCTTTTCCGTTATCCCCGACAATAATTGCGCTTTCTGGAATTTGCCCAAAAAGCTTCACAGTTGGAGAGTTTAGATCTCGATCACGTTTAGTTACTTCTGTTATTGACAAGCCTGTAATTTCAGACTTAAAACCAAACGTGTCTTGATTGGGGTTTTTCGATGTGTATCTTTTGCCAGCTTCAAAACCTTCAAAGGCTCCATCGGAAACAAGCTTTTTGACTATCTTGTTCTTAAATGACACCTGTTGCTGAATGTTATTCATCATGCGAGATTTAAAGTCTTGAAGACCCTTCTGCTCTCGGCGAGCGGATAAGTCAGATATGTTTGAGTCTTCCTCGCGTGGAGGTGAGCTTAGGAACTCTGTATCTGTAGGAACTCTGGTAGCATCGATTCCAGTTCCGCTTCCAGCGGCTTCTTGTGATCCAGATTCAGATCTGGGTACGCTACTGTCAGATAGTTTTCTCTGGTAACTGGTTGCTGATACCTCGTCAGGTACTGTAAAGTCGGATCGCTCCCAATCAGGTCTTTGTATTCCGCCGGAATGGTCATTTATTTTACTCCTAGCCTCTTCAAGATTTATCTTTCCCTTATTATACTGGTTCCAGACATTTTCAACAAACAAGACATTCTGGTCTTGAGCTTTGTAAGCTGGTGTAAATAGACCTCTTACAGCCTCCCAAGTAATAGACTGCATTTCTCTAGCAAGAACCCCGCGATCTATAGCCGCCTGACGATATGCTTCTTCAAATATTGAGTAAGTCCCGCTATGACCAGTAACAATAGAGCTGGAAGAACCCTTACCGGTTCCAAAGTTATGTCCAACCTCTAAGGAATCTCCAGATAACGGCTTCATAAGCCCAGCGGCTACGGCATGAGTATCAATAGTTACAAACCCATCTTCTGCGTCTGGATTAAATATATTGTTGTAAAAATTGCGGACTTTGTTTCTTGACCCTAAAGATCGAGACACGTTTTCTTGCGAAGAATCAAGAAGAACTGAAACAGCTTTACCTATCTCATTAAGCGATCCCCAAGCAACTCTGGACTGCGTATTACCATCAGCATTTACAGCATAATCCAAAAACTTTCCGTCCGGTGATACTAGCCGATAAGATGGATCATTAAATGTTTGATCCCAAGTACGAATCCACATTCCAATTACTGGGAGAGATGCGCCTTCGTCTATAAGTTGCTGTAAAGACTTGTCGCCGATTAAGCCAAGCATTCTTCTATTGCTGATTCTAGACTTTTTACTTACATCTTTGTGAAAGTATATTTCCTCCGCCTTAGCTTTCATCTGGTCATCGAATATTGCTGAATTTTCGTTATGAAAAATATCCAGTACACGTTCTGCCAAGCTAGCGTTCTGATACCAGTCCTTCTGTGGAGATAAGTTAGCCGCAACAGCACTTGCTTGAGCTAAAGAAACCCCATGCCTGTCAGCCATCCTCTGAACAATTTTATTAGCACCTTTATACCACTGTTTAGATATAGCTCTAGTAGCCTCAGGAACAGCATCAAATATGCTTAAAAGGTTTTCTTTTATGTGTGCAATAAGCGCCTTAGATGCATTTTTATCTGAAAGCTTTTGCTCTCTTTTAGTAAGGTTATTGTACTTTTTGACGAGCAACATGTTCTTTGAGAACAGCGGGGTGTTTTCTACAAAACTATCGTAGTCATTAACTATTAGGTCTGCGACTGGATCTTCTGTGGCTTTAGCACCTGTAGGGAATCGAGTGCTGACTGGAGCAAACAAAGATTGAAGGTCGTCTATGTCATCCATTGGGTCGAAATCATCATCAAAGGATGCAAGATCATCTTCAATATCTAGCTGACTTACCTCTTCATCTAATCGCTGTTCTTCTCTGGCTTGTTGCTCTTGAAAATCGGAGTCTAGTTGTACAGGCTGTCCAGTATCGACCCTGTCTTCACGTTCGGGCGATCCTTCCACGATGGGACTGGCTTGTTCCTGACGAGCGCCATCTCCGCGAGAGAGTTGATCTCCTTCTCGGTCTTGAACTTGAACGCCTCTGGACTCGGCTCGTGACCGAACTTCTCCTTGTACTTCTCCAAGCTCTCCGACAGTGGCTTCGGCTTGATTGTCATTTTGGGCATTTTGATTAGTCTCCTTTGAAGGCTCTCTGAGCAACTTCACAAGATAATTATACGTTGTTGGGGCTGAACTTTCGAGTAGTTCAGGATTAGAGTGCAATACTGCAAACGCTTGAGCAAACGCCTCTTTCTTTAATACGTTAATCACTGACTCAGCTTTATCAGGTCTAGCATTGACCCAACTAAATATATGCCCAAACGGATACGACATCTCTCTACCAAGCTCAGTCTTTTGCTCATAGTTTTGACCAAGCTCAAACAAGACATCACCAAGCTCAACGTCTAAACCATTGGCTCCCATACCGTTTATCTCGGCATAAAACTCCACGCTGTTGTCTGTAATGTTGTTATTAACGTCAAACGCATGACCAATTTCATGAGCAATGGTGTAGCGAATTCTTTCGGCGTCACTAGAATTATTAGCCAGATTGTTAACATAGCCTTTCTTTAAAGAGACATAGCCAGCGTTCATGCTGTAGGAGCCATCACTATTCTTCATGCTGGGGTGTAACGCAGGGTCATGTATCCCTATGCCTTGGAAGTCGTTTAAAACCGACTTAGGCATACCCATTTCAATAAGATCCACAACGGCATTTAAGATTTCGTTTTTAGGGGCATCATCACCGTAAAACTCTTCAGCACCAACTACAGGATTACCATCCACTACTTCTGGATTTGCAATACTTAAAGTGGTCTTTAATCGCTCTTCATCGATAGGCGTTCTTTCCGCGCCTAGCTCCTTATTAACTTCAGCTATGGCTTCCGGTAAGGAAACTTGAGCAGGTCTTCTTACCGAGCCAACATACTTAGATTCAGAAAAGAACTTTTTATCTGTAGGCTTAAACTGCATTGATGATTGAACAGACTCTTCAATCTCTAAAACAGCAGACTGCTTATCGGTCTCTGGTAGTAATTCAGCAATCTCTAGCGCCTCATCAACCGAGACTTCATCGTTAATTGGTGTGCCAGACTCCGCGCCTCTTTGTACAATCACTTCTTGGATTGATACAGGTAAATCGTCTAATGGTATTAACGTACCTGTGTAGCCCTGAGGTTTGTTTATTTGCGCCTCAATGCGCTTTACTATCTCAGGTTCTCTTATTGTTTTGTTTTTACCTTTCTCATCCCTTACAGCAAGACTAATAGGGTTTCCTTTATCGTCTCTTCGTATTGTGGTGAGGGTAAATTCTTTTCCCCGCAAAATAAATTTTTTGCTTTCAGGATCAATTGTTACATCGTTTTCAAAAACAACATTTTCGTCTGTCGGGATAATACCCAACTGCTCTGGTGACTGTGCTTCACCGCTTTCAATGAAGATATCTTCATCCTGAGATACAACAAAAAATCCTTCATCTCTTTTTGTTAAAACACCTTGTACACCCTGATAAGTAACGTCCTGTCCAGATAGAGAATCTAGAGAAGGGACTTTGTCTTGAGGAAGGTCAATAACCTCTGGCTGTTCAGTTTTTGGAGGCTCGTTTTGGACTGGCTCTTCTTCAGCAAGACGTTGATCAGGAATCTTATTAGCGTCACCATCATATTCCAAAAGATTTGTAGGCGAACTTATTTCACTACGCGGATCTTTCGCTATACCGGAAACACCACCTATTGCCGCACCGCCGATGATTCCCGCAACTGCTGAGTTAAGATATTGTGAAAGCTTATCTTCAGAGGTCATTCTCTCAAGCCAAGAGCTTTCTACTTGAGGATTGTCGCTTCTTATATATTCAAGGGTAGCGTTTTGTATAACCTCTTGCAGTCCCTCAACAACGCCCTCCGCTCCGGCGCTTTTAGCTCCCTCTTTTATAATTCTTTTAGCCATGCTGGGTTGCTTGGCTATGTTTCCAGCTATCGCCTCGGAGGCGTCTTTAAATGTCTTTTGAGGCAATATTCGTTTTAATGCTCTCATCGGGGTGTACTGATCTAAAGCACCGCTTGCTACACCTGTAATTAAGGCGGCTATTGGAGCCTCCTCACCACCTTCTTCTAATACTTTTGTAAACGATTCACCAGCGCCAGCGGCTGTACCGAAAGCAAGCGCACCACCTATCTGCCCCCTTACTGCCTTTTTGCCAAGCGCCTCCTGACCTGCCTTTGTTTTTGCAAAGTTTTTTGCGCCCTGTCTTTTGGCTAATTTTTCAGCGGAAGGCTTTATCGCCTTATCCATCGCTTTGGCGGCAATCTTTTTTAAACCACCTTTTGCTATTGCTCCACCCGCCGCACCACTAATGCCGCCGCCAAGCAAGCTAGAGCCTAAATTACCGATAATGTATGCAGTGTAATTAACGCCATCAACGAACCCATCGATCTCTTCTAGGCTACCAACTGCGGCTTCATTTCTCATTGCATCAGTCATTTGCTCGTTGTAATACTGCATACCATCAACGAACCACTCATCATTGCCAAACAAGCTACCAGCCAAGGCTTTACCGCCACCGCCAATAAGCCCTTGAAGCTGATCAATGCCAGCACTAAAGCCCTTACCTATCTCGCTTAAAGGGTTGGTATCCTCTTCTCTATCCTTGCTGACCCTAAGAGAGGTCGGCTTGCGCGAGGCATATAGGTTTTCGGAATAAAGCATTCAATGCTCCGTAAAATTGGGAGAAAATTCTTTTAAAATATTGTTGGAACATTGGGCACTTGGTCGCCGTAAGCACCGTAAACTTGAGAGCCGAAAATCTTATCTTGAAACTTCCGCCAGCCGTCCGCGTCATCTACAATAATTTTTGACTTATCTTTGCTTAAACCCATGTACGTCCTTGCTTCCATTACCTGAGAGTCGGTCAACGGTCTATACTCCTCTCCTTTACTTTTATATTTGCGCTGAAAAAGTGACTCAAGCCTAGTGACTGCCGGTAATGATCTTGTTTGAGCAATTTCGCCAGCAGTTTCATCTCTGTAACTTATAGGGATAGAATCTCCAGTAAGAAGCTGATGTCTAATGTATTCTTTTTTTAATTTAGGATCTTGAGCTAATTCTCCAAAAGTTTTATTTGAGCCTTGCATGACCTTTTGATCTGCCCTAAATTCCAACCTTTCATCAAAAAGCTGTTCCGCTTCATTCATTGCCCTAACATAAGATGGGCGGTCATATTGACCATTCTTGCGGTACTGTGCTTCTGCCATTCCGTTGTACAATGCTTCTTTATTTTTTGAAATTTCAGAACTGTAATGAACCATACCAGCAAATCCGCCAGTAAATTCTTCAGCATTAATTTTTACAGCCAATCCATTTGACTCCCTTCCCTCGGTTGCTGGCGCTATATATTTTGTTATCTGACCCTCCTTGTCTTTTACTCGCACAAGAACCGATACTCCGATAGATCCATCTGAATTAGCAACAATGTCGTAGGCTTCCTTAGAAATAATCTCGTACTCTCCTGTCCTAAAATTTGGAGGAGCGTTAGGAAATGGATGCGGTTGACCTTCAACCGTAGCTGGAATAATTTCTCCAATACCTTTAGTATTTTTAGAAATTAAAATGTTTGTGCCGCCTAAAATATTTTCTT